GCGACACATTCTATGGTCTCCTCGATCTCATATATGGCTGCCACAGGAATTCCATACTTAGCAGAAAACCACTCGTATGTTGAAGCATCAGGGTAACGCATATTTCTAGCTTTGGGTTTATACTCATCATAATCGCGGCTTCTGCGTGCCACCATCTTGCGTTCCTCTGCATCTTCAACCATAGTCCTGACATAAGCCCCAAGGATGGGCATTGGTGATACCTTATTGAGTAAAGAGCATAATGTGCCATAATAATATTCCTTTTGTAAGTGGTATGGGTGTTCTCCATTGTTCAACCCGAGTTTTGAGAACAGTCGAAATGCTGCGTTGCACCACTGTCTCCCACCATCAACGGGAATAAAATACCCTGAGCAAAAGGTAACATCATCTATACTATCTCTAGTAATGATGACACACTTGATACCCATTGCTGCATACCGTGCATTGCTGATCTCAATGCTGACTGTCGCTGGCAGTCCCATTGCATTATCATCCCCATTGGCAATTAACATAAAGTCATCCTCAATTGGGTGTAATTCGTAGCAGTAGCAAACATACGCAAAGTTAATCATGGTGTTGAAGAACGAAGTCCATGGGTCCCCTGACCGACGTCCATGCTCCATTTCCCATGATATTATTTCATCATCGTTGTAATATTGAAACCGCGTGTACAACCAATTATCTAGCAGCAATTCTTTGTTTGGGAAATCAGAGAAGACATTTTCGACAACGAGCTTTTCACACCGCAAAGCCCAATATGACATAGAGCCGTCCCAGCCACTGACGTCACTCTCACACACCTGGGGGTAGTCACACATTTTGGTGACATAATCTCCCCATTCCTCGACGGTGGCCCCTGATGAGTAGAACATCTTATTATGCTTATCAAACTGCTTACTGAATTGCTTGGATGCGGCTGCAAATTCCGGGCCAAATTTGGCTACAAAGACTTCGGTTCGTGGTGCTATTGGCCTACCTTTGGCGGTTCGATGGTCTTTTCCTGGTTGAGCTTCTGGCTTTTGAAATAATGGGCTGATAAAGTCATTGTCCTCCAATGTGGCTTCTTCTCGCAGCTTGATTAAACGCAAGGCTTTTCTGCGTGGATAATGACTTAAGAAATGAGCTCTAGCATCAACATTACTGACATCAATGTGTTCAATAATTGGTAGGAATTTCTCCTTGAACCACAGATAGAACTTTTCCTGTTCAGCACTATGTGTGTCATTCATCTGCAGAAATCTATCAATTACGCCGTGGTGGACATTACTTGAGCACGAATCTAGGTATACCATTGGTGCTTCAGGAATGATCGTACCAACTGTCTCAACTGGTGGACGCACTGGGTCTTCTTCTTGGATGAATTCTCCCTTTTGCTCATACTGATCTTCCTGCGTCTTGATACCTTTGTCCATGCGTTGTACCACTCGATCAATGGCCATGCGTG